AAAGCCGTAGCTATTTAAAATAGCGGTATCTTGAGGGTTAAGTAACATTCCTTCAGGAGTTTTTGATTGTTCTTTCATAGCCGCAATTCTTTCATCCATTTCCTTAGCCCTTCTTTTGCTTGGAGGAGGAAGTGCATCTCTCAACTCTTCAAATGTTACTGGTTTATAGTTATATTTTTCTAAAGAACCATATGTTTGGTAATGATCAGCCATTGCTTGTTTTCTTTTTGCTGTTGCTTCCATAACTGATCTTAATGCCCTTACCCTTCTAGCATTTTCTTGTTCAGTGGCGTAGGGATCGTATCCCCTTGCTAATAACAACATACCCTCGTTAGCAGTAAACTGAGCACCAAGAGTTTCTCTTAATGTCCTAGCAATAACTTCTTCAACACTGTCTTGCACAATAGTACCTTCTTTAAAGGCCATTCTTTGAGCAAATCTTGGGGCTGCACCGTAGATATTACCACTAATGTTATCATCGCCACTTTCAAGCAAATTAATAGCATTGTCTAGCTTAATCATTTGACCTGCATAATCAGCATTGCCTCCACTCATCCATTTAACAGCTTCTGTTGCTGCTTCTTGAGCACCTTTAACTCTTCCTTTTTCTTGAGCTTCTGTTTGAGGAGCAAAAAGACTTCCAGATCCTAAAACATCTTGAGATCCACTTACTTTTAAATTAATGGCTGTTTTTAAGTCTATTTCGTCTTGAGCAGTAAAGTTGTTTGGATCTAACTTTTGTTTAGCAGTTAAATCCATTATTTTTTCATCTAAGTAACTAGGGGCTGATTTTTTATTTCTTTCATTAGCAAAACCAACTGGGTCAGCATTAATTTGACCTTTTTCCATTTCTGTAAGCTTGGGCTCATTTAATAACTGAACCCTTAATGCCTCTTCTCTGTCAGATTTATCTTTACCTCTTTTAAATGCTACTAATTTTTCTTTATCAGTTACGTCAGAAATTAAAGTTTTGTATGGAGTTTGAGCTCCTTCAACACCTTTTTGATACGCTTGTAAAAAATAAGGAAGTGCTGATCCGTAATTTTTATTTTTAGGTGTAGCTAAATAATTGATACCCATATTTAACAAACCTTGAGTAAATGAAGCTTTATTTGCCTTGTCTATTACTTCCGTTGGGTTTTTACCAAGCAATCCTAAGCTTGCAAGTTCATCAACAGATTCTGGTCTTTGACCTAAAAACACATTTTGATAATTACTAAAATCAAGCTGGTCAAGAGGATTTGGTATTTTGTTTAAATAATCTTTAATTGCCATTTTTTATCCTTATGAGTAACGTCTTGCTAATTTTTCTATTTCCCTTTCTGGGTCTTGAAAAACAGCATTTGGCCTAGGCACATTAATTGCCATAGGTTGGCCTAAGCTTGCTTGTTTTCCTGGGATCACTTGAGGGGGAGGTGTTTGTATCATTGGCTCTTCTTTAGGTAAAAGCATTGGAGCTGCTCCCAAAGCTAATTGCATTTTTTCAGCATCTCTCATTTCACCATCAAACTGATCTGTTATAAGGTCGGTGCCTTTTTGAAAGTAATTAGGGGTATCTTTAAGTAGTCCTGTATTGGGAATTGTTAAATTTGATACAGAGTCTGCTCCTAAGTTTTGGGTTAACGATGAGTTCATGTATTGATTAGACATAGGGTCACCTAGGCCAAAAACAGAATCTTGTGTTCCTAAAAACGAAGTTCCTTGTGGAGTAAAAGGGCTGATTGTTTCTGTGTTCATTGCCCCAAAATTTGGAACGCCTGAAGCCCCAACTCTTGCAGCATCAAGTTGAGTTAATCCTAAATTTTGCATACCTCCCATACCTTGAGTTGCTGCATCGGTTACCAGTTGTTCGCCTCCAAGATTAAACAATCCCTCAGCCCCCATAAGTTTATCGCCTATGCCTGCTGTAGCACCACCAACTAAAGCAGATTTTAGTGGATCTTTTCCTTGTACTAGACCCATTCCTGCTCCTAACATTGCTCCCATTAACATTGGTTTCATTATTTACCTCCTCCGCCTGATTGTGTTGTTGTCTGGTTGACAGGTGCTGGTGCACCGTACGCTGCAGATAAATAATTGCTTAACTGTTGTTGAGGTGCGTTTGCCCCGTATTCAAATCTTCCAATATCTGCTTCTAATTTTTGTCTTGCATAATCTTCTGCAGTTTTACCCACACTAGCCAACTGGCCTATATCTTGATAATCTGCTGCCGCTAACGTTGGTGCGTTAGCAATAGCTTGATTTTGAAATCCACGCTCTTGCCCGTAGTTTTGATAAGCCAGTTGTGATGCTTTGTCTGTTAATGCTGTCGCTAAATTTTTAGATGCTTGTGACTCCATTTCACCCATAGCACCTGATCCATACCTTCCTGATGCAGCAGTTCTGCTACCAATATCTCTAATAGCTGTGTTAAATTGGTCAATTGCTGGCCTTGCTGCTCCTGCCATCATTCCTGAAAAGTAAGGGTTTCCAGCTGAAAGATAATCGCCACTAATAGAGCTTAATTGTTGAGCTTGTGCTGCAGGAACTAACGGGTTTCCTGCTAAAGCTCTAGCCTGAGTTAAATCCATAGCAGTTGTTGTTTGTGAGGAAGGGTCAACATATGTCTGGCCTGGATAATATTCAGGAGCACCTTCACCATATAATGATTTGGCTTCGTCTAGGCCGTAAGTAATATAAGGAAGAATGGCTGGATCAATTTCTTGCTTCGTAGTAGATGTACCACCACCTCCACCACCTTTAAATAACTTCCTACCCATCTTTCCATTATCAATAGATTGGTTTCCGTCTAACTCTGGAAAATAATCGTGCATCATAGTTTTAGCTCCATTAGTGTGTATTTTGATTGCATTTTATAAGCCATACGCCATAACCTTGCGATAGCTTTTGATTTAGTAGAACCCTGTATTGAAGTCCCACCACTGTTTTTTACCCATTGTACAAACTGATCCCAACATTCTTGGGTATTATTGCCACCTATGTAACTAATGTAGCAAACACGTTGTGATCCAAGCGTAGTCCATTGTATTGTCAGGGCTACATGACATTTGTCTTCATCATCCATCACCATCAGTAGTTGTTGTTGGCCTTGTATCACTAATAGTTTTAGTTGATCTATGGTGTACTCACCGTCTCCCATTTTCATGGCTTGTTCTATGTGAGGAACTGCTTTATCCCAAAAACGGTGTACTTGATTTGTTGGTACGATGTATAAGTTCATAAGACTAAATTGGTTGGTTGATTATCCTACTATTATATACCCAAAGGTATTGTCTGCCACATTATTAGGCAGGTGAGTAATAGTTGCCTGACCTTTTTGTCTATCACTAATATAAGGCAATCCAGTAGAACCGCTTACTTGTGATGGATAGTGCATAACTAATTCTAGTGTTGAAGAAGGTACACTAGGTCTAGCGTAAGGTGTTGTCTGTGCAGCTAATGCAGTTAAAGATATATTAGCGTTATCTACAGCACAATAAACTTCTACATAATCGTTAGCGTTTAAATCTAAAGGATGTGTTAGGTTTACATAAGAAGCACCTTCTATTGAACCTTGTTTATCTGGAACAGTTACAGATGCTGCACTGTGAGGAACATCTACACCATTTACTCTATACCACAAATAAGCATTGTGAATTTGAGATAAAGGATTATTAAACCTTCCCATAAATGTTACATTATAATATCCTGCGTAATCCACTGTAACTCTATCGCTTGCTAATGACATAGCATAAGCACTTTCTTCTTCTCCTAAAGCAACTCTAGTAGCTATGTCAGCAGAAAAATTTTGTGTTGTATCATGTTCAAATAATCCATGAGGAAGCTGTACCCCAGTTCCAGCAGCAGCGACACTTAATGGTGCAAGAAGTATAATAGACTCAAAGCCTATACGTTCATTAAACAGTGTTGTAGTAGTAGCACCGCCTGTGTTAAGCGTAATCTCCCCTGTATTGTTAGACTTGCCTTCTACCAAGTTGTTCACCACTTCTGATACTAAACGTGGGTCACCACCTTGAAATGGTAACTTACGATACATTCTAGTCATTAACGGTTACCCTGTGTTTTCAGTTCTACGTCTACTGCCATAGCAGTTGTCCAGTTTCCTGTAGGTTGTACAGAGAATCGGTGATACCTACCAGCACTACGTAGGCTACATCTACCTTCAGAAGTTGCAGGCACATAAGCACTAAACTCAATAGAGTCATCAAGCTCTCTACGGCTTGCTACGGCTACATTAGCAGTACCATTGTCTATCTGTGGTCTTGCTAGGGTTGCTACGGAGTTATAACCTACCTCTACGTCTGTGGTTACTAATGTTGGAGTAATAGCTGTGCCTGTAAATGTCATTACTTTAGCATCTTTAGCACCTGCAAATAAGAACTTACCACCAACAAACAGTCGTGAGTCTAATGATGCAGGCATAGTGTCTATGTCGGTGTAACCAAGAGAGGATGTTAGTCCTTCTAATGTTGTTCCTGTACTAGCAATAGTACCAACTACATCGGATATAGTTTCAGCTCTTGACCATTTTTGTAGTTGCCAATTGTAGATCAAGATACTTCTATCACCTTCTACGTTAGCGTAGTTCCATACTACTAAGTTTTTAATAGGGTCAACTGCTGCACTAATTGTGTTAATTTGTGTAAGGTCTGCATGGTCAAAGAAATATCTGTCTACCTTCTCCGTTCCAATCCCGTTAACTGTTTGACCATCGGTGCTATACCAACCATCATCAGATAAGAAGAAACTCAAGTTACCATACTGTGCTACCGAGTTACCCTCTAAACAACCTAATCCGCTAGAAATACTGTCTAGCTGGAAAAAAAGTGGGCTGCCAACGTAGCTTGCCCTTACAAGTGACTTTTCTAAGAATATAATACCAAACTCACCACCTGTAACAGCCTGTATATTACCGCCATCAGCAATAATTTGGTAGTCAGATTGTGATGTAGGGCCAGACACCCAATCGGTTTCATCATTAATATCGGACCACTGTACTTTGTCAAATTCATCGCCAGTAGAAATGTTACCAGCAAATACAAA